ATGGGGGTTTGCTTTTGAATCACTCGTACCAGCTCCCACGTGTACAGGTAAGACCGTAGTCAGTCTTCAGTATGATATCCTCTTCGGGACCAGTCGAAACTTGTTCGAAGTCGAGGTTACCAGCCCGGTTGTTCAGGCGTTCTGCTTGACCAACGGTGAATCCGTACCGTTTGTACACGCTAACATCGCTGAGCAGGATGGGTGTGCTCACCACATCATCCCGTGAATACCATGACGAATAGGCATTCTCTCTTGCGAGTTTGGCGGTTGATTCTCTGCTAGCACGCGCACTGTGCTTGCGCATGTTCTCGATAAGCCGACATGTGTACTGAGGGTACATGCCGTTGAGGACCGAACCGTCGTGGCTAAGTGCTCTCTCTCTCATCGTTGCTCTTACACCGTTTACTTTGGCAGGCAGGTCACCGTGGCATGTTCCATACGTGCGTAGGAGCACACCAAGGTTCAGGAATGGCACCCATGTGCCATCATGCAGAACTGGATTGTGTTTCAAGAATGTAAACTCCTCAAACATAGGTCGATGTTCAAACTTCATAAGATATCCAACACGCGCACATGCATAGACAAGCTTTTTCGTAAGATCGACGATGTTGTCGAGTGGGGAGTCAACAATCTCAGAAATCGCAATTCCACAGAGGATCTGAGCGGTGTTGTTTGTGGGTGTTGTGCCGGTGAAGCCAGAGAATAATACTTCGCTGTCTGCAACTAGTTTAACCCGCCGCTTCTGTTCACCTTTTTGTATATTGACATCGCGAATTTCCATGGGTACGAGGAGCTGCCCATGAGTTTTCGCTAGATCATCTCGAATCTGGTACGGTGCAATATGTTCGATAACTCGAAAAATTGCAGACGTATGAGAGCCGTCACAAGATGAAATATCATTCTCGAACCGTTGTAGTCCAAGATAATTATGTCGATACGCTAGTCCACCGTCGTCAGAGAAATAGACGAGGACATTAGTGAATGGATCTTCCGTGAAACATTCTGCCGCGGTTCGATCAAGTGAAAACAAGAGATTGAATACTCTAGTGAGCGCCGCCGTCGAGGGGCTGGCAACAAAGATCATAAGTAGCCCATTGATCACTAAAGGATTCATCTCCATTACCATTTTCAGGTATTTGAAGATGATAAATCCTTGCAGCGACGCGATGACACCAAGGTCGGCAATGACTCGACCATACTTGTTCACTTTTGCCCATTCGTCTCTTTTCAACTTGTACAAACCTTTCCTGAGCCAGACCATATCGGAGGTCGAAAGCCCCTTCTCAGCGTTATACAAATCAAGCATGGCGGCGATTCGTAATAAACGCTTTGGATGGGGATCTCCGTGATGGTCAATGGCGGCTTGAGCCATAGATACGTAATTGATTTCATGTTCTTCGTCACGTGAGTAACGTTGTTTAATGTAATCAATTTCCGGTGCATGAGTCATGATGAAGTGTGCTTGATTGGCCCTATACAAACCTTCGAGGAAGAGGGAGTCTCCTCGACAGGCAGTCACGCGACGCATAGCTAATTGCATGTTTAGATTAGTGTTAGCAAGCAACAAACCGTTGTGCTGTACACCACGCCAACAAGTGCGATAGCTACCGTCGCGACCAGGACAACCAGGCCACGTCTCCATCACGTCCCGTTCCGGGAATTTGACCTCGTCTCCAACAAAGAACTCGTGTCCGTCGACACAAGTCCATTTTTGATTTGAGACAAAGGTCTTAAGTGTAAGCGCCGTCGGTGCCTCGACACTTACAACCCGGAACGGCGGTCGCCAGGAAGTTGTTCCCCAGAAACCGCCCATGGCCCGTTTAAAGGCCGTGTGGGATGAGTCACTAAGTCATGTGCACGATTCCAAGCATTCAACAACACCAAGCGGTTCACTGTGTAACAGATTGTGAACTCGCGGAGTGCGTTGGTCGCAAATGGTATTCCAAATTGATCAACACGATAGCGAACGACCTTCCCGAGATTGGGTGAGATCGCACCATCAGCGGTGACTCCCATGTGAAGTAGGGATTCGTAATTACCACAGACGAGCTTGGTACAGTTGAGATCAACGATCGCGCTGTAACACTCCTTGTAAAACGGACGCAAGAAGAACGCCGTATACTCGTACCCCACCTTCTTATGCGCATATTTCGTTCCAGCGTTCCGTAACCATTTGAAGTGTTTACGGCTTCCAGAATCAGTTTGAATAATGTGAAGAGCCTCAGGATAATCGCCGTCGAAATCGGTGACGTATTGATCCACAACATTTACATCCTTGATGAACTTGTCATCATGTTGAATGAACATGTCATTGACTTTCTTCTGTCCTACTTTCTTTAGGAGCCAATATCCAAACCGATCGAAATACTTTCGATCACATTCTTCCCGACGCCTTTCTGCGTCTTTTGTGGTTAGGAAGAGCACACGTTTTTGCAGGTCAGGTTCCCAATCGCCTTCACCATAGAATTCTGAGAAGTCAGGTGGTTCAGGGACGTTGGGTTTCTTACCAGAACAAAGGTGCTTGACGAAGTCAGCGAACTGACCAAATGGAAGATGACAACAACGACAAAATTTCATCGTGTTAACAGCTCCCTTGGCCAGCGTCTTGGCTACGCAAATGCAAATTTTAGGCGCACACTCCGTACATGTTGCTGGTACCAAATCATCTTGGAAATGATCATTGACGTCCTCTAGATCCACCTCTCGTATGGGGTTTTCGTCTAGTGGAGGCTCATTCACCTGGATTCGGTCCCAGAAAGAATCGGCATCGATGATAACTCGTGTCGGTTTCTCATCAGCATCATCTGTGCTTCCATCGCCTTGTGCCAGAATATTAAGCGGCGGGGCTGTGGGAGCAACCAGAACAGGATTCTGCAACGGTACAGAAGTATCACCCGCCCCATCGTTCACCTGAATTGTTGGTGCTGATGGCGTAGGTGACACATCCTCGGACAGAGCACAAGTGGCCGAGGAGGAAGAGGATTCTGACAGGTAGCCGTGTTGACAGCAGTTTTTACCTTCAGATTCCATAGGAGGACCAGTACAAAGAGTGACCCCAACAAGCGATGGAACGGAACTGTCTCCATCAACATGACAGTGTTCCTTTGCTTGTGGGATAACGGTTGTAGGTGGCTTGACCACGATGGGCGCTTTGGAGGATTCAACTGGAGCAGAACACGGTTCTTCTCCCCCATCTAGAGGCTCTAGTTGGGGGGTTTCTTCGTCCATGGGAGGTGGACTAGGAATAAGCTTTTTCCAGTTGGACATCTCTTCAGCGCCCATCTTCAACATCGACTCAGGGAATTGATCGAATCGATGATCATGCATGGCCTTCTTACACTTGTCGCCATATCGACATGGTGTAGTAAAGCGCGGCAATGGTCTTGGTGGAGGTGCAGCACCTGCCTTGGACATTTTCTTTCTCAACGCGTAACCAGTCGATGGTTTCTTGTGATAATGAATTTTAGGGTCCGGGCAGGCTCCAACCGCTCTCCCTGGATCAGGGCAAGCAATGAGCAGTTGGTCAGTGGATATCATGCAACCGAGTGCATGATCTTCCTTCGGCTTCGAGGCAGAAGGGGGCGTGGGATTTTTAGACTGTTTCCCACCAGTTTTCAAGCTCGCAGCAGCGTACTTGAAATGCCAGCGAATATTTCAATCCACTGGTTAAGCGTTCTCGCTAGAAACACTTAGAGGCCGTTGACCACCGTCGCAGTCGAAGCCAGCACGGCCGGGCGCGGGCACACTTGCGTGTGAGATACATAGATAATCATACCCGTGCTAATAGGATATGGCGAGGTCACGCCACATATGATTATCTACTCTACCACCCATCCCGACAAAACGCCAATCACCACGTCATTGATCTCTCTAAAGAAATTGGAGTTTCACCCACCTGCCACACCGCCACTTAAAGCGTGTGCATGTTCACACGCAATGGGAGCAAGGTTATCAATACTAGGGCGTACCTTAGTGTCTAAACTCGTAGTATGTGAAAGGGAACGGCCCAAAATCACACTTTTCCAAGTAAAATAACAATGATAACCACCACGCTCAGTGTTAGCAGGGTTCTTTAGAAATCACAACGGCCCGACGCAGGTATTGGGGCTGTTCTAATTTAACCATGTCCCGTCGCGACATGGTGCACTTGCCACCAGCAAATCATGATCAACATCATCTGTGCTTCCATCGCCTTGTGCCAGAATGTTAAGCGGCGGGGCTGTGGGAGCAACCAGAACAGGATTCACGATTTACTGATAGCCAGGAACCGGAGTATCCTCCACAGCAACCCACTTCCCGCCGACATAATTCAATGTCGGTGGGGAAGGGATCTCTTCTGGAGGTCCGGGTGCGATGTTTGCACGAAGAGCGATCCCGGTGGGTACACCTTCTTTCTCTTCTTGCGCGCATCGCTCAAATAGCTCAGCAACAACGGGATCGAGACGAACCGGCAGTTTTTCATCAACTAAAACGCCGTTCTGATTTTCTCGAATCGCCTTGGAGAGAGCAAGCTGGTAATCCATACTACGAAACAAACATCGCAATTCCCTGAGGCGGGATTCAATTGCGACCCATTCTCTATCCGTACACATGTGCTTATGCGACATAAGTGCATGGAATTCATCAAGAGCCTGCTGGAATGCGGGGACTCTGATGGCAAGAGCGGGGTTGATTGTTCGTGGCTGGTACAACATGATATCGTAGGTGATCCATAATTGACCAGCTTGGTATGGCATGGCGGCTTGTCCTCCTTCTGTGCGAACCATAAGATACGCTGTGTCATAATCCGTGTTAGCATACTCCGGTTGGACAGCCTCCTCATTAATGATGAATCGAGTCTGATTCGTATCCTCGTGAGAAGCGCATTCCATAAAGCATACAGCGGAAGCAGCTGGTGAACAGGAGACGGCTCCGTTCATGTTGAGCATTCCCTGAAGGGACGTCAACGGCCAACCAGTTCCGCCGCTCGCTACAGCGTTGATGTTGTAGACGAAGGCCATGGAAATTTGTCCTAGGGACGCATTGGTTGATGAGACTGCCAGACCGGATGTAGGTATAAATACAACGGAAAACCCCATGTATCGATACCTTTGCCATCCGTTTGCCACTCGTGCTAACCAGGGGTGCGTGAAAGAACGTCCCGGGTTAATACGCCAGAGGGCAGTCTGGGCAGTAGAACCAATGGTTAATATGTTAACAAACTCTCGTCTCGTGACGCGAACAGCACCTTCGGAATCGGTTCTGTGCATCATGGGAATAGAGGCGGTTGACAATTTTCCAACTAGAGTGTTGACTTCAGGAGTAGCATCGGAGGTTGCAAGAGCCTCTGCTGAGTTGGAGATACCGTGATGTCGAATTTCTTCTTCACGATATTCTCCAAACCCAGAAAAGACTTTGGAAATTGCAGCCTGTCCGAGATGTCCTAAAGCACCACCCAAAGAAGATCCAATACGAGCGCCCATGGACGGGGCGCTCGCGGATTTGCCGCGTTTGCGGCGGTTTTTCTTTTTGTTGGGAACAGTTAATACTGAAGAATGGTACTGTTAGACCGTATATCTTCAGAGATCAGCGGAGTATGGTGGCTCCGTTTTGAAGGGCGATATCTCGTAGATATGTGTAATGGAGAGAAATGTGGGCGGATCTATACCACATACTACAACCACTACACACCAAAAGATAGTTCCTTCCCCAACTGACCGGGCATGCCAGTGGTGATTGATCAACGACCGAGGTGAGCTCGAACATCTTGATCAAGACGAAAATTTAACATCGTATACCTAGCCCTCACAAGCGTACGTTTAGATGACCACACCGACCCAAGGATTTGTAGAATACAGACGCCACTGAGTGACTACCTGCTACATTTTCC